TGCTGTAGACAAACTAGGGGATGCCCTCATCTGCGTTAAAAAAGGAACGAAAATTACATGCGAAGTACCTCCATACGCATAACCAAAATACTCAGGGCTTTGTCCAGTTGCGCCTTGAATTGAATAAAAATACCGCTGACACAACGCCAGTTCTTCGCCATAGCTGCGATGGACAAAGTCGGTCGCAGTTGAGCCGACTTCTAGCTTGACGCCTGTGATGTGCCACGTTGCACCACTGGTTGTGAGAATTTCTGTATGCCCCACAGCGGCGTTTGCCTTAGTAAATGCAGACCACGATGTACCTAGTGTTCCGCTAGTCCAGTTTGTCCCAGCCCCAAGATACCAATATACACTTAGGCTTTGTGCGTTGTCGTTATCTAACGCACCAGTTGTATCGCCAGCAAATGTAATAGTTTTGTACTCCCAAGTATTTGCGGCGTTTATTGTGTAGCTTGCGGCGATAGTGCGGGTGTTATCAGTATCGTGCAGGTTTATAATATATGTTCCAGTTTCCGAACCTTTAATCCAAAAAGATAAAGTTACCGCCTCTGCACTTGATGTACCCTTTTTTAAGTGCTGTAGGTTTTGACCTTCCATCCGATGTTCTATTCGTATCATCTCATCAGCAGCTAAAGTTGTTTCTGGCGTTGAAACAGTTATTTTATAAGAATTGGCAAAACCATCTGGTGCATCTGTAACTTGTGCGTGAGTTAACGATAATTGGTCAACAGCATCAGCACTACCAGTACAACGAAACCTATCAACGGCTATGTAACCTGATACACCAGTGGCACTTGTTGAACGCTGTGCCACAGTCATCGCCCCATTGATGATGAGGCTAGGGTTCGCGTGTCTATCCGCAAATCCTAGCTGGCCTGACCCGTTCGTCTTCAGCACCTGATCGGCGCTACCGTCACCGTCCGGCAGCGTAAACGTAGTGTTGGCTGTCACGCTTGCTGGCGCTTGCAACTTGATGCTGTTTGTGTCGGTATCGTCCTGTAGCTTCAGAACGTCCACACCGCTGGTGCCAGCCGCAAAGTCAGCGAGATGGCTCATCTGCTCCCGGATGGCGTTGTTAACGCCACTGGGCAGCATCCCTTCAGCTACAGATATTCCGCCAACATCCGTGTTGTTGGACGCGGTGGCATCGTAATCAGTGAGCTTATCTTTTGCCATATCGTTATCCTATTGACTGTCTGTAATACGTTCAAACATAATTGATGTTCTATCATAATCAGTGTTACCTGCGATGTTACTCCCAGACCCCAAACTGGCAGTTTCAAGTCTGAATCTAAATGTTGATGCGTTTGTGACATTGACTAAAATACTACGGGTCATTGCACCACCACCATTGGGGTCACTAGCGGTGCCTCTGACATTGAAATAACCCCTTCGGTCAAAATTAGAACCGCTGTCTGACGACACATCTGCATCAACAGTTACAACCGTGTCGCTATTAGAGGTGATGATTTCTACTTGAGGCGTTACTTTATACAAGCCGGTTTTGGGAAATGTAAAAACTCCACTACTTTCGGTCATACCTATCCCAGCATATGCAAAAGTAGAATCGTCAGTTCTTTCCCAACCACTAATAGTTGCAAGGTCTGTAGTAAAGTTAGATGTCAGCCGCCAAGCGTCTATCTCGACCGTATTTGGCATACTGACCTGACCACTGCCATCAATGGATATAGCCGCTGTGCCGCCACTGCTCTGGATATTATCGACGCGTATCACGCTCGTCATTATGACCACTCCTCTGTAGGCGCATCAGGCCAAGTCGGGTTGTTTGGATTAGTCTGCCGGATAGTGCGGATGCTGGCACGATAGGTGGCAAACGCCGCGACGCAGTCTGCTGTCAAGCCGCTGTCTGGTAGCTGTGTCCAGTCAGATGCCTTTAATATTGCATCCGCTGTGTATATAGCCCCGTTTTCATTCGTGTCTGGGGCGGGTAGATACATATTTATGTTTTTATAATTTGCCATAATTACCCCACTAAATATCCGCTAAATTGACCACCTGTAGCAGAAAAGTCATAACTAGTGTCAGTTTGGTTGTAATAATACGGTGCGACCACATAATTCGCTGGTAATTCGATGGTTATTGAAGTTTGCATTGATTGGAAATTTGGGGCAGGTGCGCCATAAATTCTATAAGATGCATTGAACAAATCAGATGCGGTTTCCAAAGTTGAAGCGTGATTTGACAACGCTATAATAAGAAATCCAGTACCAACTGAATCAATCCGCTGACTTAAATCAAAATGATAAACACCTGAAACTGGCGTCGTAAACACACCAGATGACACATTGCCTCCAATATCAAAAACCTCATTGTCAAAGTTTAACCTGTTGTAACCAGTTGCGGATAATCCTCCTTGACTTGACCGCCTTACCATAAACGCTGGTCTTGCTGGTGTAAGAATACGCCCACTACTATCAATCGTGGCGGCAGACGTGCCGTTGGTGTGTTGCAGTTCCTGTACGCCGATTATGCTTGCCATTGTTTTATCCTATTGCGCTGGTGCTACACGTTCAAACATTGCGTTTGTTCTAGTCACTGTGCTGTGTCCATGCACATACGAAGCACTATCCATACTTGTTGCTCGCAGTTTAATTTTTACATTTGAGACATCAGTTACATTGATAAAAGCTGAACCAGTTGCTGTACCATTCACGTTATCTGAATCACCACCATCAATGGACGCAATTTGCGTAAAAGTGTTGTTGTCTGTAGTAACGTGGATTTGTCCAGTCATAATATCAGTAGCATCTGACCTAGTAGCAAACTGAAAAGTTATTTTGTACAATCCTGTCTGAGGAAACGTGAATATCCCAGAAGAAACAGACATCGAAGAAACCCTTCCAGTACCAGTCCACGCAACTTGGGACCAACTTGTTAAATCACTATCTCCATTGGTTGTGTGATTGGCGTTGAGGTACCATTGGTCGAAAACATACGATGCGTTCATATCGACACGACCGCTGCTATCAATCGAAAGCGCCGCAACTGCGCCGCCGCTGTGTCTGATTTCATCTACATATATTTTGCTCATATCAAACCACCGTCAGGTTGCCGTTAATGGTTATCGTGGCGTTCACAATAAGTGGCCCCGCCGCTAAACCGTTTGTATTAGCCGCAACCGTCACATCTGTGTCGATCTGCTCTTCGTGGACGCGAATAATATCTCCCAGACCGCCGCCAGCTTCGCCCAAGAACGAGCCACCGCCGCCTAGACCCCAGCTAAGTGTGCCAGCGCCGTCAGTAAGCAGTGTCTGGCCGTCAGTGCCGTCGCCATCCGGCAGAGTAAGCGTGGTCGTGGTCGTTACCGCACTGGGCGCTTGTATCTTGATCTGTGCGCTGTTGTCGTCGTCTGCGAGGCTCAACACGTCCAGCCCGTCGGTGCCTGCCACTACCGCCGCAATGTCAGCCATCTGCTGGCGTATCGCGTTATTGATACCCGCCGGGCTGCAACCCTCGGAAATATCAATAGACGCAATCGTCGTGTTGCTGGCTGGTGTGGTGTTGTAATCTCTTACGCTCATATCTCAAATCCTCTGCTAGTTTATAGCATATTTGCGCGCCCGCGTCAGTGGCACCTACATATCAAACGGGTTGATCATGCCCTGCGTCATGCTGGGCGCCCCGCCTGATAATATCGACTTGGGCGGGCGATCCTCAAAGTCAGTCACAAGCTCGCCGCCAATCATTGCGGCTTGAGCTAATGAGCGGCCAGCGATCATCATGTTGCGCTCGTTGAACCACTTGCCACCCTGACCAGCTCGTAATGCCGCAAGCGCCTCAACGGCGTCAGAGCTTGTTAGGACGTTAGCCAGCTTTTTAACATTAGCGTCTGACATAGCCCGTCCAGCGGCGTCTTTTGCCGCGCCCGGTATTGCCCAAGGCGCCAGCGCGTATTTCATTGCGGTGCCAGCCATAGTTGTTTCATCTAGCAGTTCTTTAGCGCTCTCTTTTGCCGAAGTATCTGATCCGGTATACATAGCGCGGCTGGCGGCTTCCATAATTTTGGTTAGGTTAGTAAACGCCTCAATCTGCTGTGGCGACATAGCGGCTTTCAGACGGTCTAATTGCTCTTTGTTGCCAACCATATTTGACCAAAACACCGCAGGCGCTCTGGCTGCCACTAAGTCTGGGCGTGATATGTATGACATTGGAACCTTGTTTGCTTTTTCCCACTGACGCTCTAGCGCGCCTCTAACAGTGGCATCCCAAACGTCCTGCCCGCCCTCGACCTTCAGTATATTTTGTTTTGCCTGCGCGATAGCGGCCGGGCTTGAGCTGGTCAAAAACCTAGCGCCCATATACTCAAAGTCGCGGATGTTTTTGTTTGCCAGAATAGGCAGTATACCGCCCTCAACTTCGTCTATTGGTCGGCTCAGGTCACCCCAGATTTTTCTAGCGCCCGCATACTCCGGCACCTGACGATCCATTTCCTGCAACAGCTTGCCCTGTAACTCTTGAAGTCTGAGGGCTTTTTTGTTTGCGCCTGATCTTATTGCAATGCTGATCTCATCATCCAAAACCTCTTTGATGTTATCCTGCACATACTCAAGGTTTACGTCATCTCTAATTACTGGCCTTGTCTCGCCATTAACTTTGGCGGGCTTTGTGTAGTTTGCCCGTATTCTTTTGAGCGTGTTTTTCAGCGGCTGAAATTTGTCTGACGTCTCTGTCAACAAAGCGTCAAACGGCTGAAGGTTTACAGAGCTTCCGGCTTCCCAAGCCTTAGCGTATGCTGGCGCTGCCGCTGCTGACCTTTGCTTCGATAACTGCGTCACCGCCTCACCGGCAGCCTGTGTCAATGCGCTTCCTGTTGCCTCTTGCGTGCCAGCTTTCGGCGCGAGGCTTTCCAGCATCTGAGAAGCCGCAACACTAATCTGCTCGCCGCGCTCTTGAGCAAATTGCGCCATTGTCTCGCCAGTGCGCGGGTCTCCTGTCAGCGCCTTTTGCGCCGCAATTAAGTCTGCCGAGCCGGTAAGCTCTGCTGGCGTCAGCGATATTTTTGTGCCGTACTGCGCGTTGACGTTTGCCAAAGTCTGACGAAGTGCGCGAGACGCATCGCCTGCGCTTGTCTTTAACGCCTGCTTGAATTGCTTCGCCGCCTGAGTGGCCGCCGCACGGGTAAGCCCCTTGCCTATTAGCGCGCCGGTAAGTGACGCCGCCATATCTATGGCGCCTTCTGTGGCAACGCGAATTGGGCTTATTCTTTGCCCGGCCATTTGCCTTGCCAGAAGCTCTCTAATATACTGACCGCCCATCGCGCCAGTCGTGCCGCCAGCAATAGCGGTCGGGATAGCGGCAGGCGCCGCCGGTGTCGCGGACATAAGCAAACCGGGCAGCGTGCCTAACGCGCTACCTGCGGCCGGAAGAGACGGGCCAAGCCCCTTGGCGACTTCACGCGCAAATCCGGGTGACACGCGTTGCAGCGCACCCTCTGGCGTCTGGTAAACGATGTTGCCATCAGCAATGCCAAACTTTTCCGCCGGTATACCCATCTGCTGTGAGTAGTAACGTATGCGCGCCTCTGGCTCTTGAATTAGGGATGCCGCCGCAACGGTAGGTATTGACGCCGCGCCAGCCGTGCCGGATGCGACTGGCATACGCATAGGCGCCGGGCTAATTGTGCGGTCGTCTGCTAAGTCAAAAACATTGTCAGCCATTACTGTCTAGCCTTCTTTGCCGCCTCGGCATACGCCGCAATAGCAGTCGCCTGATCCGCGTCATTTGCAGCCATATACTTGTTTACAAACTCGTGCATGTATAAAGTCTTTGTCTCGCCTTGGCTGTTCTTGCCGGTGATCGAGATTGGATACTTTTGAGCGAGATTAGTGGTAATAGACTCGCCACCCAAAATTTGTTGCGCCCTAAACAGAGCCGCGTTTGCAAAGCCACGCTGATCCCTTAGTTTAGCTTCAAATGATATTGGGTCGTCATTTGGATTGACGCTGTATTTTCTAGCGTTGCCAAGCTCAAAATTAGACACGGCCGCACCAGACAGTTGATTAAGCAATGTAGAAAATGTTTGCTGAATGCCGCGAACAAATTGCGTGCGCCGAGTTAATTTATCCTTTTGTTCTGCACTAAGCATAGACGGGTTTATCTTTGCTAAGGTTGTCCCATACAAACTCTCAAGCTCTGCGCCATAGGTCAAAAGCTCTGGATCAAACGTGGCCGCCGCCTGATCTAGCATAGATAGTTGACCGGTAAGGTTTGATATGTCGGCTTCCAGATCCTTTTTTGTGCCTTTTTCTAAGCCGCCGCCAGCGCCTTGTGTTATGCGCGTTGTCCCGTCTGGAAGTATCTCTACGCCAAATCCAGTAGGCGGCTTAATCCCGCCAATTTTTTGTAGCTCCTCCCCAGTGTATGGGTCGATCATAGTCAACTGCGTGCCACCACCCTCTACGGGCAAATTTTTTATCGTTGGCTTTTCGCCGCGTGCGGCCTTCGCATAAGCAGTCATAGCCTGTAAATTTGCTAACCGCGTAGCCTGATCAGCCGCCTTTATTTGGCGCTCACGCTCTTCACCAGCCATATACCCACCAGATGCCGCCGCACCCATCTCAGCCAATACACGGCCGAGCGATACCGGTGTGGGCGAGTAGTCGCTGGCGCGCGCACCCGCAATTGCGGCTTGGCTAATCGCCTGACCGACCGGTGACGTCAGCGGCTGGCTAAACGCACTCATAAACCCGCTAGGCTGGCCGCCTGCTGCCTGTGTGGTTGCCGGTGGTGCTGTGCCGGGTATGCCAGTCCCAGACGCCGTCTGCTGGGCTTCCTGCGTCTTTTTCATCTGCGCCTGACGCAATACTTCCCGCATCATAGGTGACAGCGTCGGTGCCGTTGGACGCATCATCATTGGTGGATTGCGACGATTACCGCCAAAACTGCGTTGGCCGTATTGGTTGGTAGCGGTAATTCCGGCTGACGGCGCCAAGCGTGATGGCGTCTGCAACCGATTAAATATATCGCGTACACTCATACTAAGCCCCCAACAATCCCGCTAATGCGCCAGCTCCTGCGCCAAGGCCGGGCATGCCAAACATGCCGCCGAGCTGTGCGCCACCGAGGCCACCAGCTAACGCCGAGCCAACCGGCTGGCGGAATACCGGCTGTGACGACGTGCCGCCTACCGTTCCGCCCTGTACCATCGCCATATAATTAGCCAACGCCTGACCCGGTGCCTCTTGCTCAAATTGGAAGCGCTGCATGTCAGCTTGCAGCTCGGCCTGAGACTGCGCCTCACGCGCCGCGCCGACTTCGGCCAGCTTCTGCAAGTCACTAAACCCAAACTCATACGCGCCCGGCGCCTGTGCAATCGCTTGCTGCTGCGCCTCATACGCCATTGGCGCCAGCGCCTGACCGAGTGCCGCCTGCTGGTAGCCTGAGCCGTAGCGTCCAGACTTGGCCGCCTCAGCCTGCACCGCCTCGATAGCTGGGCGGAACGCAGCCGACTGTAGTGGGTTTGTGCCTGCTAGGTTTTGCGCCACAACGGCCTGTGTCATTGGAATAAGCGGCGAGCCGGTAGTCGCCATTTGACGCTGACCTGCTAATGCCATCTCGCTTTCCGGCGAGTAACCCACAACCGTCTGGCCGGGGTAATACTGCTGGCCGGTGCCGCTTTTATAGAGCTGTTTCGCCTGCCCCATACCGTATTCGATAAACGGCTTTGCGTATTCTGGTGGCCCTTGCGTCTGGGTGATTGTGCGTGTTGATCCGCCGCCTTTACTCATCGTTCAAATCCTTCGCCAAAATAACCGCCGTCGCGGTGTAATCTTTGAGGTGCCGTTGCCAGCCCTTCCTGCCAATAATCTCCATCGCGTCACATCCGAGTGACTTAGCCCAAACCGATATGGACTTCTCCGCCTCAGTCAGCTCGCTCAAGTCTCCGCCCGCAAGCCAGATGCGGCATATAGACCGCTGTGGGTAGTCCACTATTTCTGTGATAATAGCAGACTTCTCTAGCGGATGTAACTGTGCCTTGCCGGTAGCCACAGCGTGGTGGACGTCTTCCATAGTGTGCGTTTCGCCAGCATACTTCAGCGCGTCGCTAATCCACTTGTGGCACCGTTCCCACTGAGCGCCAAGTCGGTCTTCAGCCGATAATAAGGTAGGCGACGTCGACGTCATGTCCGTGATTTTTGTGTTCAATTATCATCGTCCCATTGGTGCTAGTGCTTTTAACAAAAGGCAAACTGTGTTCTAGCGTTTCGTTGTAACCGGTAAAAAATACGATGCTCTCTACCCCATAGCGCGGGTCGTTTACAGTGGTGGTGGTGACACCCGATGTAAGCGTGGCATACCCAATACTATTTAATCCGCCATCAATAGTCCTGTTTAATACCTCTGACACTTCCCTTGTTGTGGCTGTGACAGGATTTAACGTGCGAAAATTTGTGCTGCGCTGTGCCGTTGTCATCTGCGCCCCACTGGCCTTACGTCAACGTCAACGCCGTGCGCGTATGACCACTGACCACTTAGCACCATCTTGACGCGGTGATAACGGTCGTGCGCCCTGAACGGCACAAACCCAGACGTATTTGTCGAGCCGCCATTTTGGAAGTTTACCGTGTCTGTGGGCGTGCCTCTAAGGCCAATGGACAGGTCAACCGTGCCGCCCTCGTGGTACGGGTACAGGCGCGTGACGATTGAATGATTGCCAACCTTGACTGCTGCCTCGCCGGTGACAATCGTGCCTTGCATTGGGTCGCCGGAAAACGCCGCTATTTTTGCGCCGTTTGCGCCGCCAAACAAATACTGGCCGCCTTTGTACAGCGCGCTATCGAGTGAGGCTGGCAGGGCGTCTAGGCTGGTGTTGATGTTATCCAGTTGCTCTAGTGAATAACCAGCCGTGAAGAACGGTGCCACCAAGTCGTTCTTGACCCTCACCAAAGACCAGCGACCCAGAGCGTAGTTGAATATCAACAATGTGTCGGGCTGGTCATCGAGAGAGCTGTTTGACACATACGACCACACAGCGAGCTGATTTTGAGGGTCAACGGTAGACGTCATCTTGTCCTTATACGAGAAGTTAAAGTCCTGCTCTAAAAAAAACCGATCGACCTTCTCTGCGCCGATAGACTGAGAGCGCGACCCGTCGAACATGTAAAAGCCGTCATCCGACAGGTAGAATATGTTGTGACCGATGTTACAAACCGACCCCGGCACCTGACAGCCTCTGGCAGTCTCGACTTTGTCAAACTGGAAGATAAGCGGCGGGCCTGAGTAAGTGGCTCGCACGATGGCGCGCTCCATCAGGATCGTGCAGTATTCCCCGCCGATCATCCCGGTAATGGCTCCAGCGTCTGGTATTTCTTGAAAGTCAGACTGATCCGTGCCAGCCGTCCAGCTTGTGGGGTCATTAAACCCTGACCAATACACCTTATACGGCACGCGGCCTGAGCCTTCGTCGATGTTGGCCGTCCACACAAAGTCACGCACAACCGTAATAAAGTCAGCCTTTGGCGGCGTGCCTGCTAAGTTAGAAAACGCGCTGTCAGTGCCAAGCTGAAACTTTTGCAACTCTTCGCCAATTCCGCCGGACGCGATAACCGTGTCGCCGAATTGCACAAAGCGCCAACGCTCGTTGTTTCCCAAGTCATAAGCTGGCGAGCCTGCCTTGCTGACGTCGTCTAGGTTTGTCGTGCCAGCGTTAAACAAGTACAGCTTTGACGCGTCACCGGCGAACAGGCGCACGGTGCCGTCGTTGTCTTTAGCCGCAAACACGTTTAACAGAGTGCTAGACGCCGCGTTTGAATAATCGACAAAGTCGTTAAAACTGCGGTAGCCGTTATATGCAGGCACCACGTTTGTCGCCTCAACGACGCCTGCGTTGGTAAAGTCAGGCTGATCCGGTAGCCATTCGCCAAACTGTATCATTGTCCCAACCAATTCCCTGTTGCCGCCGCTGGGGCGTTAGACCAAATGCTAGGTGCGCCAGCCGAAGCCGACGCCCAAGACGGTGTGGTAGGCGCAATCGCTGACCAGTCCTCACCCAATATTTTTCCGGTGATTGTAGCAGTAATTTCTGGTTGTGCCGACCCGACCATAGCAAACTCGCCAACCGGTGCTGCTGTGACTGTAGCGGCGATTGTCGCGGCGCCCTCAAACTTGTAAACCAAAAACGCTTGAGCTGTGGCGTTAAATGCTATAGTCGCCGCGCCGCCGTATGACGCGATAAAGTTGGCGCTTGCAGTGGCGCTCGCCGCACCAGTTACCGATGCCGCAAAAGGCTGCACTCGATTGGCAGTTGCCGTCGTGGTTGCCACAATAGACGCGGTGCCTGCAATGGCCTGCACATGCTGTGGCGTGGCTGTTGCTGTGACCGCGACGTTTGCGGTGCCTGCGACATCAATCGCAAACTGCACGGCGCCGGTAGCAGTTAACGCAACAGATGCTGAACCATCAAACGCCAAAACCTCAAGGTCGGCCATCTGCTCAAGCGTGCCAAACGTATCTAGCTGCTCAAGCGTACCCCAGTTATCGAGCTGTTCGAGAGTGGGGTTTGACCAGTCGACCTTAGTTAGCAGTAACGCGCTATCCAAAGAATAGGGTAGCGCGTCAATACTTGACGTAAAGTTGTCTAGGCTAGGGGTTCCTGTTGCCATTACCGCCTCTAAGCTGCGGTGATGTCGAGATCACCTGTGGGTATCTTCAAGATGTCGCCTGACGCGATTGTTTTGGCTGTGGTGAACGCGCCGTGGATAAGCAGGTTGCCAGAGCTGGCGGCATCAAAAATGCCGAAGTGAGATATCAAGCCCCAAGAGCCGGTGGCCGCATTAAACTCGACAGCCGCGCTGTTTGATGTGGTGCCACTAGACGCCGCGCTAAACGTAGCCGCCACGCGGGCGTAGTTGCTGCCAGTCAACTCGGTGCCGCTGTTGTCGTCGTTAAACGACCCAGTCGACAGACCGACATATACGGCTGTTGGCATCGTGTAGGAACCCGTGCTTAAAATATGATCAAGGATCTCGTTTTCGAGGTAGTCACTCATAGCCGACATAGTTTAACTCTCCACTGCTGAATTTTGACGTTGATACACACTGCTTACAAACAACGAGTTTGTGCCGTAATGTGAGCGCTCCTCGTCAATTTTTATTTCTTCAAGCGCAAGGTTGAACCGTTGCAGGTACTGCGACGCACGCGTCTCATCTAACAGGTAAGCATACGCCTCGGCCAGTGCGCCGTAAAGGTAGGCGTCGGGCGACCGGCTCAGGATGTTGTTTGTCTGGTTTGTGGCTGACAGTGCCTCGATCGTGCCGATGTAGACAATCTCGACCGTGTACGCTGCGTCAGGAACCGGACGCAGTTTCATCTCGTCACCGATGATGCTGTATCCCAGCGGCTTGCCCGCGCCGCCAGACGAAAACTTTGTGTCGAGAGCCGACGGGCTGTAGTAAGACAGCACGGTCAGCGGCGTGGTGTTTAACTTTATCGAGCGCAACTCGCGCAAGTCAACCGGCAGGGCGAGGTATTCGTTATTGGCAACCGTTGCCGCAGTGACGCGCTTTTCCTGACTGCGCGTCTCAAGCTCGCGGCTCATGCGCGCCTCAGCCATTGTGATGAAATCCGGTATCTGCGCCGTTAAGTCGTCACGCGCCAAGAAGTTGGCAATCGCTGTTTGCAGGTTGGTGTAGGTGTCGACTGCCATTATATGTTTCCGCCGCCTGTTCTAAAATCACGGTTCTGGTTGTCGTTTAGCCACGCCTTCCAACCCTTCGGGTTTTCTTGCGGCGTGCCAAGCGTCTCAATCAGGTGATTATACACGACGTTTGGGATTTCCGCTACATGCTGCATGTGGCGCTGCGTGTTGCCGATCATGTTGCCCTTTTGGTAGTCGTTGTTCATCTGACGGTTGAGCTTCACCAGACCCTCAAAGCTCTGCTTCTGCTCGATGTAAGACGTGCCGTCATTGTTCTGGTGCATGTACACTTCTTTTTGTGTGTACGGGTCTGTGTATAAAACGCGTTTCATATTACCACCTATGAATTGGAATAGAGGGGGCAGTCGCCCGCCCCCTCAATCGTTTAACAATTACGAACCGTTCAAGTCCATAATCATTGCATGCGCTTTTGGCGCGGTCGGCTTGAGCGCCCACTCAACCACAAGGTGGCTTGTTTGAGCATCGCCGTCTTTAGCCAAGTCTTCCTCAAGGAAGTTACGGCCATTGAGGGTGCAGATTGACACAAAGTCTGGGTCAACCAAGAACACCCGGTCGTTACCAAGTAGACGTGATGGAACCGCCTCAACAGTACCGAAGTCAGTCAGGAACACTGAAGTCGAACCGACGTATGTGACTTCCTTGGCGGCAGTCATGTTCACGTCGTTTGACACCAGATTGCCAGACGCTGACAGGTCTGAGAAGTTAGCGCGATTAGTTGCAGACGCAATCATCAGGCGAGGATTGCCTCCGTCGGTCCACGCATCCTGCATGCCGTCTTCGATGAGGGCAAGCGTCAACGCACGGTCGTCTCCTCCGGTGATCGTGTCGGTTCCGTCGCCTGTGGCGAAGGCACCGGCAGTCGCGCCGACTGAGCCGTTTGTGATCCAGCAAGTCAAAGACGCTGACTTGCGTGGGTCGTTACCAGAGCGGGCAACGTCGGTGTCACCGATTGCCTTTTCGATGTCGCGGCGCAGTTCGAGAGCCTTCAACACCTTCTGGTAGTTGTGTTCCCGCTCACGGCCTGCTGTGTCGACTGCGTCCAGAGTGCCTGAGGTAGCAAATACCTTCTTGGAAATCTGGTGGTAGTTGCCCACGCGTGATGTTGGAGTTGCGGCGGCTGTAGAAGTCGTCGCACCTTCGTTATGGTAGTTGGTAGCAGATGCTGAAGCCAATTCTTGGACCTGCCACTCAGTAAAGATACCATTGCTGGTCTCTTTTTTTACGTTGCTGAAAATCGGTGTTTCAGCAGGGTCGCCTTATACCCCAGCCTTTCGGTGGGAGTGGACTATATCATCACCCCGGTTTGGGGTGCCGGACGCTCTAGCCTGTTATTAAGGGGGCTTTACCCCTCAGGTAGTCTCTGAACCTTCCGCCGGTGTACCGACGGCTTGGATGCTGATTGCCATAGCTTTCGCCTTAGGGTTCCAGCAGTTCATCCGGTTTAGACCGCACCTACCCTATCTAATGCGGTATATGATATCGGCGAGCTGTTCGCGCTCACCAATAGCCGCTCCTGTTGCAAAAACAGTCATGTTTTAGTCTCCTCGGGCTATCTGCCCATTAGATAATTAACGGCAGCGTCGACAGTTCCGGCGCTTTCAAAACGCTTTCGTGCCTCACGCTGAGAACGGGTAGCAACTTCTCGCTTGGTCTTCGGGCGTCCTGCCTTAGCCATCTTTGGCGCCTGCCGGGTGCGTTTTTTGGCGGCGGGTTTCTTCGACTGAAGATTGTCCCACTTCCACGCCTTGTAAAGCAATTCGATAGCCCGCGCGTCAGACGCGTTGGCGATCTCTTCTTCACTAAACCCAATGCGACGCTGTGCATACTTTATGACCTCCTGACGCTCGGTCTCCCGCACATCGTCATTCTGCCAGTCGGGTATGCGTTGCATCATATCGGCGCGCTGGTGTTGCAAGTGCTTCTCCAGATTGCGCTGATGGTCGTGCATCTGTTCCTGAGCTACGCGCTGCCTCTCGGCCTCGACTGTCTTCTGCTGTTCCTTGTACTGATCCCATTCGGTCTTAGCTAGGAACAAGTCACGCTCGCTCATTGTTTCTGACAATGCTCTCCAATCAGGTTCCTGCTGGACTGTCTGTTGGATTTGGGCGCTCAACTGATCAAGTTGCTGCGCGTAGGCGTCTCGGAGTTGCTTGGTCTCGGCTGCCTCTTGCTC